CCATTATGTCCCTCTTCGCTGTCTTTTGATAAGTAGCTACTTACATATTTTCATGTAATAATTTTATTTCTGGTTGTGGAGGACATCACATGAAAGAAGATATCGAACAGGCAGTTTTAGAGATGATCAAGAAGTCAGGCGTAGAGCTTGGCGTGAGCGAACTGGAGAGCATCATCGATGCCTCATTCAACACGGCATCAGAGCATATATCGAATGCGCTATCCTGCATTCCTCTCAAAGAAGGGGCGACACATACGTCAGTGGTGGTGTGGTACGCAAAGACGCCTGAAATGCCTGGTACTGTTCAAAAGCGTGTAGCTCTGGTTGCGTTCATCGTCCCGTCGCTTGAGGCTGGCATTGGGCCAGTCGCGCGTTTTGGCGCCTGGTATGACGACAAAATCATCTTCTCAAACTGCTACCAGATGGAAAGCAGGGAAATGCTTGAGAATAGCGTGGACGGGACTCTAAGAGCCATAGAAAGCAAATGCGAAACAGTAGGAGAGGCTTTCGTCAGCGTCATGACTTCTCCCGATGTTGAAAAGCGCCATGTAGATCTGGTGGCACCACCAGGCTTGTTGGAAATGATTATGTCTGGAGATTACAACAAGGCTATAGCGCGTGTTCGTGAGCTGGACTATGGGCGTATCTGCGACTTGTGTCGTAGTGATCTGGATTTAATCAACGTGATCGTTGAGGCTGGCCGCGTCTGTGATGGGGTGTTGGCGCAATACGCAAGTAAGATCAGTCGTTTGGCTAATGAAATGCCTATGCTGGGTCAGGAAGCCCAATCCCACGCCGTTCATGCTGCAAACGACCTGCTAACCCCTTATCGATACGAAGCCGCAAGTGACAAGATGACCGGCTGGGCCACCTGGTAAGCCGTGACTATGTACTGTGTCCCCGTACAGAGTTATTTAAACTGATTAGTAAGTAAGTACAAGATTATCGTTTAGAGAAATGGCTACCAAAACTGACTTATCAAAAATCCCTTCGATCTCTGGACTCAACGGCTACTCGCTGCGTTGCCCGGAAGTGAAGCTTAACGGACATGCCTCGTACTGCAGCTACACCGTCTGTCAGCACACGATCCTTGCCTTCAAAGAGAAGCGACTGCCGGCGTCATCGTTCACCTCCTGTGCGAACGCCATTTCGGCCGGAAAATGCCAGGCGCTGAAAATGATGGTGGAGGAAATCCGGCAAGGTGAGTCGCTGTATTTCGTCGATATGCCGGCGCTCATTGAAGAGGTGGAGGAAAGAAACCGAACAGCGAGAACCCTGCAGCCGAAGAGAGGCAGTGCATCTATCTACAGTGGAATTAAAGGGAAGCGCCAATCTTCGACCGTGGCTGAAACTGGCAGACTGCCGGATGCCAGCGAGATTTATTCAGAACTTATCAAAGAAACCTTAAAGGAGAAGACCGACTAATGGAGAAGCTGATCGCGCTTAAACATAAGCTGGACGCCATTAAAGCAATGGGAACGAACGCCAAGAAAGAGGCGCTGGCCAGTATGGATGACTTCGAACAAAGAATGGTGTCACTCATGCTGAACCCATTTGTTCGTTTCGGGGTGAAGAAATACAAAGTGGCCGATCCACTTAGCAAGTCCGTACCCAGTGATCAGAAGGCGATAGAGCTGCTGGAGAAACTGGCTGCCCGGGAGCTTACAGGGAACGCAGCCATTAATGCGGTCGAGTCTTTGGTAGCTTCGATGTGTGCAGACGGTCAGGATGTATTTCGCCGGTTCCTGCTGAAAGACCCGAAAGCCGGCGTCGGCATAAGTCTCTGCAATAAGGTGTTCGCCAGCCCGATCCCGAAGTTTGAGGTGCAGCTGGCCACCGCCTATAAAGAAAAAGGCGACAAGTACCCCTTCAAGGCAAATCCAAAAGCCAGATGGCCAATGATAGGCAGCCTCAAACTGGATGGTCTTCGGGTTATTTGTGAAGTGATCGTGGACGAGGAAGAGGTTAACTTTCTGTCTCGTACCGGAAACCCGATTACATCTCTCGATCACCTGAAACCTGCCATGCTGGAGCTGGGCAAGCTCTCCGGCTACAAACACATCTTTTTCGATGGTGAAGGTACTGCAGGTTCTTTTAACAATTCAGTCTCAGCGCTACGCAAGAAGAACGTGAAGGCGGTTGGCGCAACCTATCATATCTTCGATTTCTTCCTACCAGAGTGGCGCGTACAGGCTAAAACAGTTGAATACCAGAAGAACGGTATGAAGCTGAAACAGCGTCTTTCACTGTTGGTGGCCTGGTTCAGAAATACACGCGGCCAGGATTACGCGGCTGACATTCATATGCACCCCTTCTACATCATCTACAGCCATGAAGACTTTGTAGAGCGATTTATGCAGCGTCTGGACGATAACGAAGAAGGAGAGATGGGCAAAGACCCGGATTCTGTATACGAGTTCAAGCGCACCCGCAGCTGGTGGAAACTAAAAGATGAAAACGAAGCTGATGGGGAGATTATCGGCTTTCTACCCGGAGATCCGGATGCCGGCTTTGCTCATACGCTCGGCAAAATCGTTATTCGCCTCGAAGATGGAACCGAGGTTCGCGCTTCTGGAATCAAACATCGCTACCTCGATGAGATCTGGCATAACCAGGACAAGTACATGGGCCGTATTGTTAAGGTGAATTTTCACGAGTACACGCCAGATGGCAGTCTGCGTCATCCACGGCTTAAGTGGCCCAAATGCCTTCGCGATACCGAAGAACGTGTCGGAGATAAAGAATGATGCTCGGTTGGATGATTGTTTTTTTGGGTGTCGGCTTCGTCATCGGAACTCTGGTGATGCTCAGCTGCATCAACGATCACGTGAAGCGCGGGCTGATGGAAAGACGTGGCCGCGTATACCGCATCATCGACATTACTGACACGCTAAAGGAGACTGGCGATGATCGTCCTGAGTAAGCGAGAGAAGGAAACCCTGCGTGAAATCAGCCAATGGTCATGTTTCTACGCTAACTGGAAACCCAAGACACGAGCCAAGCTCGAACAGATGAACCTGGTGGCCAATGTCGAACCGGAAGGAAAGGCAGAGAACTACCAGTTAACGAATAAGGGGCGAGAGCTGCTTGAGCAACTGATTGAAGCAGGAGAATACTCATGATTCCATACATCGTATTGTCTTTTTCTGGAGGCGTCGCCCTTGGCTTCATCATCTGTCATGACTTGATCAAGCAGGAACTGAAGACCAAAACACTACGTATCGGTAAGAGGGTATATCGCGTCGTTCACGAGACAGGGGTATCAAAATGAGCAATCTAACCTCCTTAGACTGGTGGGTAGGCTTGTACTTTGTGGCTTCCGGTGTCGCAGTAGCTTTTACGATTGGCCAGTCTCTTGTAAAGCTACTGCTCTTAAGATTCGCCAGTCGCAAGCGTATCGATGACACGCTTTGGTGCCTTGGTTCTCTGCTTGAACAGCGGTACGGCGAGCTGAAGGAAGATGAAGTCCTTTGCATAAAGGCAAAAAGATTCACAGCCACAATCCAACGGACGCAGGATGATAAGTCAAAGCTGATCAAAAAAGGAGCAAACGAATGCATGAAATAATAGGTAAGTATTTACTTATTATTTTGATACAACTATGATTGACTTGTTTTCGTTGAGACGCGACTGTTTGAACGTTTAAAGATAACTGCAAACGACAATCAGTATCTGGCAGTAGCCTAAAAAGCCAAACACCAGCGAGGTCAGTTTCCAGCCTCGTCACCGAAATGGGACACACTAAGCGAGTGTGATTGCAAAACGCAGGTAGGGCATCTGGTTAACCAGTGCCCTTACCAATGAGGTAACAGAATGGGCGGTTGGGTTTTATGTCCAACACATCCCGGCTCCCAAAGGCCCGACCGTCTATCCTGTTACGTCATTTCTGTTACTTATGTCGTTTAGTTTTGGGTTAAAAATGGCGACGTAACCCGGCTGGTTAGGTGAGCCAGCACGCAACGTTGAGACCACTGGTTTTTGCATCACAGAGGCAGAACCGGCAGACATGTAGGGCCAAGTACATTAATCCGTTCAGTGGTCTCAACGTTGTGGTCACGGATTCATTATCCTTCTGGTTATAGCCATTGTTGTCACTGCCCCGTGGCCACAACGATTAAATGATTCCATACATCTAATTAGATCTGAATGAAAACTCTCCTCAACCCTCGGAGAGTATTTGAAGATCTTGGCTTGTAAGCGTTTGGTGAACACGTAAAGCACAAGTGGCAGGAAACGGTAGGACTGCTGCGAACGACACCGGTGAATCGGCGATACAGCCCCACAAGTCCGTGAATCGACAGAGGCTGACGGTGTCAACCTTAGATGGTGTAGCTCAGTGGTAGAGCGGTTGACTGTTAATCAACTGGTCGGTGGTTCGAATCCACCCACCATCGCCACAACGGTAAGGGTATTTGGACGACAGCAAGGAAGGCGCGCTCTTTGGCTGTTCGCGACGGATCTGATTCCCTGAATGCCCTTACCGTTGTGATGAATTGCAGCTCGTTGAAGCAACCAGAAGATAAGCATCTGGCGTCACAACGAACGGAGGATAGAGGGCATGGCGCCCAAGCGGTCTTGAAAACCGTCCCATTGCGAAAGCGATGATGGTTCGATTCCATTATCCTCCGCCAACACAGCGTTGAGCGGTTTGGTTTTGTTTTTCTTATCGAAAAGACTCCGCCTGTCACCATGGCCAGACCGCTCAACGCTGTGATAGACATTACGGCAGACGTTCTTTAACCATAGCTTCTAGCATCTTAGCAACACTTTTTTCAGCGCAAAATCCAAAGGGGCTTCGGCCCCTTTTTTACTTTGGTAAATATGATTTTTTCAATAACACCAAGGTCAAATTTGCGATTCCTACATGCAGATAAATTATGTGATATTATTAGGCAGTTGGAAGTTAAAAACACGATGTGTTCACACGATGAGAGGAGTGTGCTATGGGACAGTAACAGATGAATAAAAGAACTCCCGTTAGGGAGTTCTTCCTGGTCTTTCACGAGTGCAATCGTGAAAGACCATACATCGCGTTGCGAGAACGGATATGTCATTACAAGTTCATCATACAACTAAGATGAATCTACGTCAATTTTGTCTCGTAACGCATTTGATTAATCGAATAGAGGTATCTTTCGATGAATGAAATGTTAACGGCTTTTATTCAAGCTCCACTGTTGAGCCAAGCTCTGACTATATTGGTACTTGTTCTATTGATTAGATACCAACAGAAAAAGTAGTTTGATATATGGGGGGACGCCTCCCCCTTATTACTTGGCTATCGTACATATAAGTACGGTAACACTTGGGTTATGCTATGAACATTCTAGGGAACTAAGGAAATGACAAAGCTATTTTTTAGCTTGAAAATTTGGGAAGCCAAGACATCGATTGCAGTCATGAATATGCTAGTAGAGCAGGCTGAGGCAAACATTGGTCGTGCTTTCATTGACGCTGATCTTCCAGGCGCAGTCTCGGAAGATGAGTATGAAGACTATCATGAGGACGATGACGGTAATATATATAGGTACACTATACCATTTTTTACCTGCGGTTCATGTTCTGGACTAGATGCTAATGAAGTCAAGTCGAAATACAAACATCTGGTTTCACAACTTACTCGTCGTTCTGCATTTTTGACCATGTTCGGTTTATTCGAATACCGCATGGTAGAGTGTCTAGATGTCATGGATAGATTGACTGGCGAGGTAACTGATAAAAGATTCAAAACGGTAGAAGACTGTCATAAACGGCTTACCGGATCTATAGGTGGCAAAGCCATCAGGAATATTGACCATCTTGTTGCTATCAGAAACATCATGGCACACAGCAATGGCGTAGCCAAAGACTATCATAGCATATTGAATTCAAACGTAAAAAAAACTCGTGAGATTAAAGCAATACTTCGAGCAATCAATGAAAATGCTGGTATTGCAGTAAATGCTTTTGATGAAGTTCTCATGGACGGTCGGTTTTTGAAATATGTTCTGGGTGAGTTTAATCGATATATAAGTGAGTTAGTAGCTTCCGTTAGCAGATACCAAAGCAGTATCAGTTAAGTTGCTATAGGTCTACAATATTTATATGAAGTGCAACCTATATACTGTTTGCATTGAGATGCTGGATAGTGAAGATGTTTAGATTCATTCGCATTATTTTTTACCTTCTATTGGTATTATGAGGTTCGTTACGAATACTCAACAGCTGATGAACCTAGCGATTTTAATTGCTAAAATAAGTAATTACTTACCTATTGTTTTTCATGTATAGTTCTTCCGGTTACTCACTTGAAAGGACTCAATATGGGAAACAAACATAAACAGGCACGTCGCGCAGCTCGCCAAGCGCTTAAGTCAAAATCGCGTATTGTCGGATACGAGATCGACACAATTATCGTAGACGAGCTGGCCTCCGCCGCCCCTGCTCTGCCCCCAAAACCGAAGCGTGACACTTCCCCCATAGAGGCACGCAATGAGGCCCAGGCCCACTATCTTATCTCCCTTGATAGCAAAGCACTGACGTTCGCCACTGGCGAAGCCGGCTGCGGTAAAACCTTCCTGGCGACGGCAGTCGCGGCACAGCGATTACTCGATAAGGAAGTCGAGCGAATTATCGTTACGCGCCCTGTACTGCAGGCAGAGGAGGATTTGGGCTTCCTGCCTGGCGATATGGCTGAGAAGTTCGCTCCATTCTTTCGTCCCGTCTACGATGTGCTCCAGAAGCGCCTGGGCGCTTCATTTCTCGAATACTGCCTAAAGCCTGAGGTGGCTAAAGTCGAGATCGCCCCCTTCGCATACATGCGCGGTCGCACGTTCGAAAACGCTGTGGTCATCCTCGATGAGGCCCAGAACGTGACAGCGTCACAAATGAAAATGTTCCTGACCCGGATGGGTGAGAACGTAACGGTCATCGTGAATGGTGATGTAACCCAATGCGACCTGCCGGGTCATGTTAAATCTGGTCTTGAGGACGCACTGCAGCAGTTCCAACCGTCTCGCCAGGTAGGGCTCATTAAGTTCACGGCCGAAGATTGCGTGCGCTCTGAGCTGTGCAAAGTGGCGCTTCAAGCCTATCTGTAAGGAAAAAATGATTGTTATGGCGATCTCGAAAGAATTCTTACCTTTACCGTTCGGTATGGACGGCTACTATCCACTTGGTTCAGAGATCGGCCGCAACCCCCAGTTCTGCGAGGATAAACGAGAGAAAACAATGAAGTTTGTGATTTATGGACGTGAAAATTGCTCCTTCTGCAAGCGAGCCGTTGAGCTGGCGAAGCAACTGCAGGGGCATGGATATGGCGAATATCAGTACATCGATATTGTCGCTGCCGGGATCGATAAACAAAAGCTGAGTGACATGGTTGGGAAGCCGGTAGAAACCATTCCCCAGGTGTTTTTGGACGATGTTCCAATCGGCGGTTACACAGAATTTGCTGCTTTCGCAAGCACTCTGTAATACAATACGGCTCCGTTTGGGGCCGTTTTGATTTGTCGCTTTTGATAACAGAGCGTACACTTAGGTACGAGCCATTTAGCTGTAAAGAGGTTTTATGCATTTAGAAAATTGCCTGGAAGATATGAATGTCATTAGCAATGCTCTTGCTACCGTGACTTCTAACGCTTCACGCTTTTCTACTTCAAAAGTTACCTCTAAGCGTGAAGGCGCAATGCCGAGCATCTATCGACATAC